TCTGGCCGGGACCGAGTGACAGCCGAAGAAATCAGAATGGTTGCACAGGAGCTGGAAGCAGGATTGGGGGGCATTTACAGCATCCTGAGCGTTGAGATGCAGCTTCCTCTGGTCAATCGCAAGATGGCTCTTATGGAGCGTCAAGGGCGTCTTCCGAAACTTCCTAAAGATGTTGTGAAACCTCAGATCACCACTGGTCTTGATGCTCTTGGCCGTGGTAACGATAAGGCCAAACTGATTGAGTTCCTGCAAACCATTGCTGGCACTCTGGGTCCTGAGGTAATGGCTAAGTACGTTAATAGCCGTGAGCTGATTACCCGCCTTGCTGCTTCTGATGGTCTTGATACTTACAAGTTGATTAAGTCAGACGAAGATCTTATGGCTGAAGAACAGCAGCAAGCTATGATGATGCAGCAACAAATGGCCGCGCAAGATCCCAATAACGATCCTGCTAAACAGGCCGCTCTCGTTAAAGCTGAAAATGACTCAATCCGGGCAAATCAAGAAGTCGCCGCTGGTGGAGGAACCCCTGGAGGTTTCTGAGGCTCCTAAAAAAGCCGCACCTAAATCCAAGATGGATGTACTGATCGAAGAGCTGAAAGCTAAGAAGCCTGAGGTTTACGAACAGTACGTTGCTGCTGCCAAGAACAAGCGGCCCGTTTGGATCTATCCTGATCTGACCGTTCGGATCGGTTGATCATGGAAGTTATTGCTGACAATTTCCTGTCTCAAGAGACGGGACCTTATAGCGAGCAAGATCTGCAAGCTCTTCAAGAGGCTGAGCAGCAAGAGCAACAGGAAGAGCTCATTGGTGGCAAGTTTAAAAGCCCTGATGATCTTCTAAAGGCTTACCAAGAGCTTGAGAAAAAGCTTAGTAACCGTACTGGTTATGAGAAAACCGAAGAGCAATCTGAGGTTGAAGAAGACCAGACCGCAGAAGAACCTGTCATTCTTTCTCAAGAAGAGGAAGCCACCATTCTGGAAAGCATTGGTGGTGAAGAGAACTTCAGCGCAGTCCAACAGTGGGCAAAGGAAAACCTTGAAGCTGGTGAGCTTGAGGCTTACAACCGTGAAGTCAATAGCGGTGACTATTACCGAGCTCGTAACGCACTGCAGTCTCTGTATTATGCGTTCCAAGAAAACTCTGGTTATGAGCCTGAACTGATTGGTGGAAAACTTTCTGCAAGTAGCAGTGATGTGTTCCGTTCAAGCCAAGAAGTCATGGCTGCTATGAGTGATCCTCGGTATCTGCAGGATTCTGCTTATACCCAAGATGTACAAGATAAGTTGCTTCGTAGCGACGTTCTCGGTCCTAGGGGTTAATATTTCAATAGCGAACGTAAACATTGTTGCCGCCGAGGCGATAACAACAGTGATATACGAGCGCTCGTAAACTTCTACCTCCATACTGACGATGCCTGATTTTGCATCTCTCAGCCGGTTGGGTGGGCTTAACGGCGTTCAGTACAACGCAGGTTCCGCCTCCGGCAACTACGAGAAAGAGAACGCTAATTTCCTGAAAATCTTTTCGGGAGAAGTTCTGACCACTTTTAATCGTGAGACGATCTTCAAAGATCTGACCATGAAGCGCACCATTTCTTCGGGCAAGAGCGCAAGCTTCCCGATTACTGGTCGTTTCTCCAGCCGTTACCACCGTCCTGGTGATTGGATCACCGGTCAAGGTAACAAGGGCATGATTGGTGAAAAGATCATCACCATTGATGACCTGCTGATCGCTGATGCTTCCATCTATGACCTGGATGAAGCCAAGCTGCATTGGGATGTTCGTTCGATCTATTCGACCGAGCTTGGCCGCGCCCTGGCCCGTGCCTATGACCAACGTCTTGCTCGCACCCTGCTGGCTGCTACTGAGTCTGACGGTCGTGTGAAGGACTGGGATTCCAAGCGCTTCCAACTGAATGGTGGTACTTACTCCTCTGTGAGCACCAACACCATTACCCTGAGCGCTAACTTCCAAACCGCTGAACTGACCTATTGGGCAGTGGGTGAGGTTGTGTACGGTGAGACCTCCGGTGCTTACGGTGTTATCACGACTGCTCCCACCAACGGTGCTGCTACCTTCGTTATCAACCCGATTGGTTCGATTGGTACTGGCTCTAACGCTGCCTTTACTGTGGGCGAGCGTCTGTTCGTTCTGAACGCAATGCCTGGTGGTACTTCTTTCACCGGTATTGACCTGAACGGCGCTGCTGACCGTAACGCCCGTGGCGATCTGATCGTTGAGAACCTGTTCAAAGCTTGCCAAGCTCTGGACGAGAAGGATTCTCCTAAGGAAGGCCGTGTGTGCGTCCTGAGCCCTGGTGCTTACTACGACGTGCTGAACAGCGACCGTGCCATCAACACCGACTTCAACGCTGCTGGCGGTGCTAACGGCTCGATCTACCAGAACCGCGTGGCTTCTGTGGCTGGCTTCCGTCTGATGACCTCCAACCACCTGGGCGTCAACAGCTACACTGCTAACCAGACCTATGTTGGTCTGAGCAACCAGTCTGCTGTGACCCGTGGTGAGCGTCCTAACTACATCAACGGTAAGGACGGTTCTAACGGCGATGCTGCTTCTGGTACCTACGATTACTACCAGGATGAGCAAGGCAACACCTCGTCCATCGCTAACTGCTTCGGCCTGTGCTTCTCCAAGGAAGCCGTGGGTACCGTGGCACTGAAGGATGTGTCGATGCAGATGACCGGCGCTGAGTATAAGGCCATGACTCAATCGACCATGATGGTCGCCAGCTACGCTGTGGGTCACGGCATCCTGCGTCCTGAGTGTGCAGTGAGCCTGCTTCACGACGGCAACCCGTATTGATTAACTAGCTTCTAGTTAATTACCAATACAATGAGGGGAGGCAGAAATGTTTCCCCTTTTTTGTTGCAATAATGGCGACTAGTAAACTCAGTGCAGTTAACACTCTTCTCGCCATTATTGGTGAGGCACCTGTAAATAGTCTTAATGCTCCTTTGACTGGTGACGCAAGTCTTGCAGAGCGTACTCTGGATGAAGTGAGCCGTGAGGTTCAAGGTGCTGGGTGGTCTTGGAACACAATGCTGTATGACTCCATTCCTCTGGACGCTTCTACAGGTCAATCCCAGCTTCCTAGCAACACCCTTGCTGTTCGGTTCAATCCGCTTACCTACCCATCTCAAAGGTTTGTTCTTCGTGGTCTTAGGCTTTTTGATCGCATTAGGAACTCATACGATTTGAGAGGTAGTTTTGGTGTAGCAGTTATTGGTAACACCAGCGATCTTGTAGCTGAGATTGTTGAAGAACTTGACTGGGACAGTATTCCTGAAACTGGTCGTCGCTACATCATGATCCGTGCTGGTCGGATGTTTGCTAACCGAGCTGTCACTTCTGCAAGCCTTGAGACCTATACAGCAGAAGATGAAGAACGAGCCTTGCAAATCCTTAAGCGTACTGAGGACATGGCTCAAAACTACAACTTCATCAGCGGTCCTGACGATATGTATGGTGGCCGTGTGATCACTAACTTTGGTCCCGATATTCTGAGCCGCTGATGTCAAGAGAACTTTTTAGCCAAATCATTGGCCCTCTCAATAAAGGTGTAAACCAGCAAGCCGATAGCTTTGTGCTGCCTGGTTTTGCCAAAGTCCTTGAAAACGGAAATTGTGACCTTGTTGAGGGTCTTAAGAAACGGCTAGGTTCTGTGCCTGTAAAGCGTATTGATACGCTGACCAAGAATGCTGGTGGCTTGACCCTTACCAACCCCATCAAGTGGAATGAGGCCTGGGTTTTTGTTTACAACCGTAGTAGTGATGAGCGATTTATTCTCATTGTTGCTGACGACAGCCGTACCGTATCTCGTACTGGGAATATTACTAGTGGTTCTGCTGTGGTGACTTCTGTAAGCTCCATGACAGATTTGTTTGTCGGAGCTGGTGTAACAGGTAGTGGTGTACCTAGCGGAACGACCATTGTTGATATTGATACTGCTGGCTCTCGCATCACTCTCAGCAAAAATGCAACTGCTACAACGACTGGAGTAACGCTGACTGTTGAGTCAAGCTATACGTTTGTTTCTGGCGTTTCCAATGTTGAACCTATTAGCGGTATCCTTCCTTCCGTTGTGCCAGTTGAGCAAACTTTTGCCAACATTACCTCCACCAATCTTGGTTACCTCCGTGGATCTGGTAGGGCTCGTGATCGGTTTAGGGCTACGTCGTTTCAAGATTACGTCTTTGTAACTAACGTCCAAAAAGAGACTGCTTACGACGCAGCAGAGACTCTTACCAGATACAACGTCAGCAGCATTAGCTCTGTCTACCGTCCTACCAAGGCTCAGGTGTGGGTCAAATTGGTTGACTATGACACTGAGTATGCAATCACTATCACGCTTGATAACAACGACGTTATCAGAGGTCATTACATCAGCCCATCTTTGACTGATTCAAGTGGCGATGCAAACGTTGTTAGTACTGAAACTATTGCTCAAAAATTAGTAAGTGCAACTCAAACCATTACTGGTTCACTTTCTATTGGCAGCAGCACCGTTAGCAGCGTTACGGCTACAGATATTGATTCAATTGCTGTTGGTGAGACCGTAAGTGGTACTGGTATTCCTGCAAATACTTTTATTGGATCTATAGGTACTACAAGCTTTACTCTTGTCAACGAAGCTGGTACAGCCGTAAACGCCACTGCCAACGGTTCTACAACTTTGAC